CCAGATCGCGCCAGGCGGAATTGGCTCGACAGGGTCGAGGATCTTCCGCTCGAGCCCGAGAGCCGTCGCCGTCTCCGGAACGGGATCGGTTTTGACGGCATAGTGGACAATAAGCACAGTTCCCCCTCGGCTTCAGCCAAAGCGCCTTGAAAAATTACATGAACTCTCATCGATCGGCCCGTCGCCCGTTTGAGCGACGAGCGGGCCTGTCGGGCATAGCAACACGCGGCGCGCATTTCTGCGCGCGCTCAAGCGCTTTCAAGGTGTTAGGTGTCTTTTTCTGCAACTCGATCGACCCACCGGTTCGCTGAGAGCCCGAGATTCTCGGTCTGCTGAGATTTTCGACACGAACTGCGAAGGAGAGGTGACACGGCATTGTTGCTCTAGATGTTGCGCTTGCCCAAGCGCTTGAATATATACTCTCATAAATTAGATTATTATCTTCAGATAACACTTTGTGGAAACTTGAGATAGCGCCAACAAGCCACCCTCAGACCGCCATAATCGTTCAACCGCGCAGGCGAGGCTTGCAACATTGACGTACCCATGCAACATACTGGTTTTATTGAGATAAATGTCTAAAGCGGACGATTTTGTGGAACAAAAATAGAACAAAAGCTTGCGCTTTGACGCCGGTCGCGGCATAGTAGCGCAAGTTCGAGACTCGCGCCCAACAGCGCCCTCCTCTCGCTTCCAGCAACCCTCCCAAATCTTCGGCCCGCCAGACGGCTCGACCACGCCTGCCAGAAGCATCGTTCGGCTCCGCGGGCCTTCCTTCAACAATTCCTTGAGGCGCCCATGACCGACGCGAATTCAGCCACCCGACCAAAACGGGCCAGATCAACTCGCGCCCAGCGGATTCTCGCCTCGCTGATTGCCGGCGCGGGGGTCGACGAAATCGGCGCTGCAGAACGGCTGACCCGGAGGCGAACTGAAAGCATTCTACGTCGAGAGCTGCGCAGCCGCTGGGTCGCGCCAGCCGAAGACTTCGCCCGACTGCAGATCGCCCGGCTCGAACAGATGCTCCTCAAGCTCCTCGACCGGCTCCAGAACGGCGACCTCAAGGCGATCGACCGCGCAATAAGGATCGTCGACCGGCTCGACCGCTATCACGGATTCACGAAGGCTAAACGGATTCCTGAACAGTACGGCGAAGAGGAACGCGCTCGACTTCTGAAAAAAGTCAACGAGATCGTAGACCGGCTCCAGCCGGAGCAACCCGCGGAATAACTGGCGAAGCGGCGCGACCCGCCTGGGCGCGACGCGCCGGTCTTGCGCATCCTCGTCTTAGTCCCAGCGACCGGGTCAAGCGCGCCTCTGATTTTCTAAACCTTAATGATGACACGCGCGTGCGCCTGCTCGAGGAAATGACGCCTCTCGAATGCGCACAATTGCTTCATGATTGGGCGTTCTGGGCTCGCGACGACCAAGCCCCGCCGCCCGGAGACTGGATCATCTGGCTCATCCTCGCCGGACGCGGCGCCGGCAAGACGCGCGCCCGCGCGGAGGCGGTGCGCGCGTGGGTGCAGACCTATCCGATCGTAAACCTGATCGGCGCAACCATCGCCGACGCCCGCGACATCATGGTCAGGGGCGAATCCGGCATTCTCGCCTGCTGTCGGCGCGACGAGCGCCCCCAGTTTTTCGCCACCGATCTTCGGCTTGAATGGCCGAACGGCGCCGTGAGCTCGCTGTTCTCGGCCGAGGAGCCTGACCGGCTTCGAGGCAAGCAGCACATGAAATTGTGGTGCGACGAGCTGGCCGCCTGGCGTCAGCCCGACGCTTTCGATCAGGCGATGCTGGGCTTGAGGCTCGGAGACAAGCCGCAGGCGATCGTCACCACAACGCCGCGCCCGAGCAAGATCATCAAAGCGCTCGCCGCCGGCAAGGACACGATCGTCACCCGCGGCTCGACCTTCGACAACAAGGCTCATCTGGCGCGCACGTTCTTCGAACGGATTACTGCCCGATACAAGGGCCGCGCGATCGGACGGCAGGAGCTGTTCGCCGAAATCGTCGAGGAGGCGCCGGGGGCTTTGTGGACGCGCGCGCTGCTCGAGCGTCAACGCGTTGCGCCGGAAGCGGCGCCGAAGGAATTCGCCGAAATCGTTGTCGCTGTCGATCCGCCGGCGCGCTCGGGCTCAAAATCCGACGAATGCGGGCTCATCGTCGCGGCGAAAGCCGAAAGCGGCCTCTTCTGACCTCACCAGCCAAGGCGAGACGCCGGGCGCCTGGGGTGCGCGGGTCGGCGCGGCCTTTCGCGGCTTCAAGGCGAACAGGGTCGTGGCCGAGATCAACAACGGCGGCGTCGTGGCCGAGATCAACAACGGCGGCGATATGGTCGCCGAGGTCCTCCGCCAGAGCGAGCCCAATCTGCCGGTGCGCACGGTCCACGCGACGCGTGGAAAATTCTTGCGCGCAGAGCCGATCGCCGCCGCTTATGAGCGCGGTCTCGTGTTCCATATTGGGGCATTCGCGAAGCTTGAGGATCAGCTCTGCGCGCTGACGCCCGATTTCGACCGCCGCGCCATGGGCTTCTCGCCCGACCGCGCCGACGCACTCGTCTGGGCGCTAGCCGACCTCCTCGGCATGGGGCGCGGGAGTGCGGGGGGATGATGGAGTATTGGATGGGGGCGGTTGCGGATCCGCAAACCAGTATTGGTGTGCGTGCTGGCCCGAATACCCGTCCGAGTGACGTTAAATGGCCTCCGCCTTCAGGGGTATCTCGACCATAGATTGGTGGACATCGCGTCAGATGACGCATACAGTCTCGTCAGGAGATGCGAATGCCCGGGCCTGCCACGTCAGCTGCGGTGATCGCGATCGAGCCGCAGACCTTCGCGGATGAGAACGACAGGGCGCGTCTTTCGGTGGTGGCGCTCAAAGCGTTCCTCGCGCTCATGAAAGCCTGGGGCTTGTCAAACGCGGAAGCCTCCGCCCTACTCGGAATCTCCCCGAGCACGCTCGACCGCATGAAGCGCCGCTACCACCCGACCTTGAGCCAGGACCAGCTGACGCGCGTTTCAGCTTTGGTTGGCGTCTACAAGGGACTTCATCTTCTTTTCGCCGACGAGACGGCCGATGAATGGGCGCGACGGGCCAACCGCGGTCCGCTCTTCAATCGCCAAACCCCAATCCAGGCGATGATCGAGGGCGGCATTCCAAGGATGCTGGAAGTGCGCCGCTACGTCGACGCGGTGCGCGGCGGGCTATGAACCCTGACGCATGCTCGACGGCCTGCCGGTCGTAAGGGAAGCGTTTCCGCGAACCGTCCGGCTCGCGTCCACGGCGCGCCTGCGCCCGCCGGTGCTGGAAAGGCTCGTTTCCGCCGATGACGCCGCGGCGCTTGCTGAGATCGAGGGGGCGACGAGCCAACGTTTATTGGCGGAGCGACACGGAGCCGAGGGGATCGACCGCGAGGAGTTCCTCCATGACGTGCCTTATGCAAGTTTCGTCAACGCCGCCTTCGCTTATTGGAAGCCGCGCGAGCCCAACCGCTTCAACGCGACGCGCGGCGCCTGGTACGCCGCGCTCGACGTCGAGACCTGCATCCGCGAAGTCGCCTATCACATGGCCGAGTTCCTTGCGCGCTCGGGCGAACTGAAGGGCGTCGTCGAATACGCAGAAATGTTCGCCAGCATGGCGGGAGAATTCGTGGATCTCCGGCAGAGCCCGGGCCACCCCTGTCTCGATCCGGATCCTGCAGTCGGCTATCCGATCGGCAATGCGATCGCCGACGCCGCGCGGGCGCAAGGACTCAACGGCATCATCTACCCTTCCGTCCGGCGAGCGAGAGCAACTTGCATTGTGGCTTTGCGGCCGCACGCGGTGCAGTCCGTCGCGCCCGGCGCGGTTTATCGACTCGAGTGGTCCGGCGATTCGAAACCCGCTGTCACGAGGATTTCCAGCTAGCGACCCGCCTCTTACGCCAAGGTCATCGACGACCCGCTATCGCTGGGGCTGCAACTCGCCGGCGGACACGGCATGCAGCGTGGCGCCAAGCTTGCGGTTGAACTCTTCGGCCTCGAATTGGGCGTTGACGGCTTCCGTCTTGTCCTCGCGCGGCTGCGGGCACTGGGCGTTAGCGCCCGCCGCGCCCGACCGTTCGAGAACGGCCTTCAATGCGCTTTCGAGCTCGACCCGACCGCGGTCCGCGGCGAACACGTTGGTGATCCAGACGTCGGCGCCGCTTTTCGACGAAGCGACGCAGAAGGTCCAACGCGGCTGAGCATGAGCTATCGCTGGAACGAAAATGGCGCTTGCGAGCAACCCGATCGCACGTCGCACGTCATCCTCTGAGCTCGGACAGACTGGCAGGCCGCCTGCCCGCGAAGGGAGGCCAAGCGCCCTCAAGCGACCGCGGCCCAACGATCACGAATATCCCCCCAGCCTTTAACCCCATCACATCATTTCGCCAAGGAACCGATCCCATGTCGGACGCCCTCAGACGGCCCCTGCCCCCAAGCGTTTTCGCCCGCCTCGCCGACGCGGCGCGCTATGTGATCACTGGCGTGTCGCCGGACACCTGGTTCGGACCGCTGCAGCCGCTCGCGCCGATGGCGCCGGCCGAGGTCAAGGGACGCCAATGGGACTATCCGTTCGGCGCCAACCTCAACTATATCCCGCGCGCCGACGACGGCGTTTCGTTCGGCGAATTGCGCGGGCTCGCCGACGCTTTGCCGCTCCTCCGCGCAGTCATCGAGACCCGAAAGGATCAGGTCGCCGCGCAGGACTACGCGGTGCGCCCTCGCTCGCGCGCCAACCCGCCCGATACGTCGCGCCGAATCAAGGCGGTCGAGGGTTTCCTTGCGCGCCCCGACCGCCGACACTCGTTTGCCGACTGGCTGCGGATGCTGCTTGAGGACATGCTGGTCATCGATGCGGCGACCGTCTATCCACGCTACAACCGGGGCGGCGCGCTTTATTCGCTCGACGTCATCGACGGGGCGACGATCAAACCCTTGATCGGCGAGGATGGGCGGTCGCCCGAGCCGCCCGAACCGGCCTATCAGCAGATCCTCAAAGGCGTGCCGGCCGCCGACTTCTCGGCCGAGGAGCTCATCTATCTGCCCCGCAACGTGCGCGCCCATCGGCTCTACGGCATGAGCCCGGTCGAGCAAATCGCGCTCACCGTCAATATCGCGCTCAGGCGCGACGCCTCAACGCTTGACTATTACCGAGCAGGCTCGTCGCCGGACGCATTCGCCACCCTGCCGAAGGAATGGACGGCCGACCAGATCCGCTCGTTCCAGGATTATTTCGACGCGCTCATGAGCGGCAATTTGGCGCGGCGGCGCCAGACCAAGTTCATGCCGGCCGACTTCAAGCTGATCGAAGCCCGCCAGCCGCCGCTCAAGGACCAGTACGACGAGTGGCTGGCGCGCATCATCTGTTACGCCTTCTCGGTTCCCGTTTCGCCTCTTGTGTCGCAGGTCAACCGGGCGACCGGCGAGACGTTGCGCCAGCAGGCGACGCAGGAGGGGCTGGTGCCGCTCAAGGCATGGGTGAAGAACGCGCTCGACCATGTGATCCAGACGTGCATGAACGAGCCGGATCTCGAATTCGTCTGGGTCGGCGACGACGCGGTTGATCCGCTCGAGCAGGCGCAGACGCTGCAGATCCTGGTCGGCGCCGGCATCAAGACGCGCGAGGAGGCGCGCGCAGACCTGGGGCTGGAGCCAGTCGCGGGTCAAGCGCCGTCGCACGCCTTCGAAGTCGCTCTGCCGCCCGCGGACGAAGGAACGCTTCGTAGGGCCGCCGACCTCAGCAATTCTGGGCGTTAGAACAAAAAGAGAACATTTTCTTGACCGCTTACGCCGGTCATGGCATAGTTAGCTATAGTGGGAGAAGTGGCGGCGGCGATGAGGCCCCTGCCCTTTCCAACCTCCTTCAAACATTTCCTTCCTCGACCGCCCCGCCCGCCGGGGCGCCATTCGCTTGCTTCACCCGGAGCCTGCATGTCCGCTCTCGACCTGTTCCTGCCGCTCGCCAAGGTCGACCTCGACCGGCGCCTTGTCACTGGCGTCGCGACGGCGGAGGCGCCCGATCGCTCGGGCGAGATTTTCGACTACGCCTCGAGCAAACCCTATTTCGAGAAATGGTCCGCGGAAGCCGCGGCGGCAAGCGGCGGCAAATCGCTCGGCGCCGTTCGCGCCATGCACGGTTCCATCGCCGCCGGCAAGCTGACCGACATCGCCTTTGACGATGACGCAAAGCGGATCACGGTCTGCGCCAAAATCGTCGACGACGACGAATGGCGCAAGGTTCAGGAGGGAGTTTACACCGGCTTCAGCCAGGGCGGACGCTATGTGAAACGGTGGGCGGACTCCGACACCGGCCTCACCCGCTACACCGCCGAACCGCACGAAATTTCGCTCGTCGATCTGCCCCGCGTGCCTGACGCAACGTTCGACGTGGTCAAGGACGGGGTGGTCGAAAAGCGCGGCTTTGCGTCGCGCGCTCAGGCGATCGACACGGCTGTCGATGAGAACGTCGATGCGGACGACGATTGCGAGGCCGACAAGAGCGACTTCTCGGCCGGGGAGCGTCAGAAGGACGCCGAACAAGGCGTCGCCATGGCGGACGGCTCCTATCCCATCCGGTCCGCCAAAGACGTCGTGAACGCCGTGAGGGACTACTATCGAAGCGGCAAGAAAGCGGACGTCAAGGCGCACATCATTGCGCGAGCCAAGGCGATCGGCGCTGAGAGCGCGTTGCCAGACGACTGGACGGAGACGGCCGATAAGGCTGCCGGTCTCTCCGACCCGTTCGGTGGGGCACGGGCGCCGGACGCGCTGGCTAAAGCCCTTACCTACGCCGCATTGAAGCTCGACCGCGCGACGGCTGAAAACACCCGCCTTCGAAAGGCGCTCGACGATCTCATGCCTGCGCTCGCCGAGATGAAAAAGCGCATCGCCGCGCTCGAAGCCCAGCCGCTGCCGGCCAAGGCGGTATTACGTTCGACAACCAAGACATCCGACGGCGCCGACGAGGGCCTGGTCAGCGCAGACGACGCGGTCCGGCGCTTGGCTTCTCTGCCAGCCAATGAGCGCGCACTCGCGCTCACGAAGCTCAGCCTGGCCAATCCCGCCCCGCCACGCTTCTGAATGGCCACGCCGACCTAGCCAACAATCAGTCGTCTACTTCGAACCCCGCCGAGCCGCGACTTTCCTCCCGGTCGCTGCCGAGGGAATCGCTGACGCCGCGGCGTCCAGCGAGGCGGCGGTCGAGGCTCAGCGCACCATCGCCTCGCTCACGGCGGCGATCGGTCGGCTGCTCGAAGCTTCGACCGCCGCAGATTTCTGACGTCCGCGCAAAGCGGACTCTTGATGTGACCCTCGTCTCGGATCCCGCCGCTCACAAAGGAAATTTCGATGACACCCATCAAGCCGACCCTGGCTCTTGTAGCTGCCTGCGGCTTGCTCGCAGGGTGCACTTCGACCGGACAACTTACACCTGCCGCATCGGCGGCCATCACCGGCGCCTACAATAACGTCTGCAACGCGCTGCCCGCGCTTGGTCCTGTCTCCGCGACGATGAACGATGACGCGAAGTACGCCTACGCAGAAGCGCAAACGATCTGCGCGGCTGGCGCGCCGACCAACGCGATTGCTGCGGGAGTCGACATTCTGGCGATCGAAAACGCGCTCCTGCCCTACTTCAAGAAGAAGTCTTAGCCCTTACCCGAGTGAAGAGATCCCCCGCTTAGGCTGCGGGTAAAGTTGAGCGCGTCAATCCTAGCAGTCCAGTACCACACGTTCAGGCCAAAGCCGCGCAGGTCCTCTGTCGGGGCCAGCGTCCTTCGCCGCGGCATCGCCTAGCGATGATCCGCATGATCGACCCACGTCGAAAGGCTGAGGATCCAGGTCTCCCGCATTAGCCCTATCGATAGAGCGCAGTCGCGCTCGGTCCACCCCATCCCTTATTTCGCCGTTAACCCCTATCCGCGCCAAAGGACTGATCCCATGAACATCGCGCTGACGACCCAGGAGACGCTGGGTCTGATGAAGGAATCACTCGCCAAGAACGTCACGATCCAGACCGGCCTCACGGCTTACGATCTGCAAGCTCCGGCGAAGAACCTCTACCCGACGATTACGCCGCTCCGAAATTCGCTGCCTCGTGTCGCGCGACTCAACCCCGGCGACGCAGCCCGCTGGCGCTCGATCACGTCAATCACTGGCTCCGGCTTTGACGCAATAGGATGGGTGCCGGAAGGCCAACGTTCGGCGAGCATGAGTTATCAGGCTGTCCTCAACACCGCTCCGTACGTGACGCTTGGGGAAGAAGACACGGTCACCTTCGAAGCCGAGGCAGCGGCTCAGGGCTTCGAAGACGTCAACGCCACGGCCACTTTGCGCATCCTGCAGAAAACGATGCGGAAGGAGGAAGCCGCTCTGCTCGGCGGCAATACTTCCCTTGCGCTCGGCACACCCGGGGCTCCGACCCTTTCCGCTTCTGGAACCGGCGGAAGCTTACCGGCGGGGACCTATTCGGTCATCGTCGTCGCCTTGACCTTTGAAGGCTATCGCAACTCGAGCCTTTCCGGCGGTGTCGCGACAACCAAGACGATCACCGGCAACGATGGCAATAGCTATACGCTAAACGGCGGCTCCTCGATGCGCAGCGCCAATGCGACGCAAGCGGTCTCGGCCGGCCAGACGCTGTTTGCCACGCTCGGCGCGATCCCGCCCGGGACCGTTGCCTATGCATGGTTTGTGGGCCTCGGCGCCGGCAACGAGACGCTGCAGGCGATCACCACAATCAACAGCGCCACCTTCGGCGCGGCGCTCACCACCGGCCAGCAGGCGGCGAGCGTCATCACCGCGGACAGTTCCCGTAACCAGACGCTTGCCTTCGACGGATTGCTGACGGACGGCTTCAATCCTGCAACGGCTTCCTACGTGCAGACTTTACCGCCCGGCACGGCAGGAACCGGCACATTCCTTACTCCCTCAGGCCGGGGCTCGATCGTCGAGATCGACAATATGCTGATGCAGATGTGGAATGCCTATCGGCTGTCGCCCACGGTGATCTACGTCAATGCGCAGGAGCAGAAGAACATCACATCGAAGTGCCTGACAAACGCGTCGGGGCCGCTCGTTCGCTATAACGTCGACGCCTCTCAGTCGGCGCCTTACGAGTTCACTGCCTCCGGCGTTGTACGCTGGTATTACAACCCGTTCACCGGCGTCGAAATCCCAATGCCGGTGCATCCGGACCTGCCGCCCGGCACAATCCTGGCGTACTGCGAGCGACTGCCGGCTTGGTATCAATCGAACGAGACCCCCAATGTCGCCGAGGTCCTGACGCGTCGCGACTATTATCGCGTCGATTGGCCGGTCCGCACTCGTCGCCGCGAGTTTGGCGTCTACACTGAAGAGGTCTTGGCCATATACGCCTCATTCGGCATCGGCATCATCACCAACATCGGCAACGGCTGACGCTCGATCGCGCCCAAACCGGTCGAAACAGGCCGAGCGCCAGCGCCAGCTACT